AGAATAATACTCTGTCCTAGATGCCAATCCTTCTACCTGCTCCACAATGAAGATGGTGTATCATAGCAAGTTATGCACTATTAGCACTAGCAGGATGGCTATTTTGCTCCGCGCTTATGATCCTAAGACTTACTTTAACCATTTCAGGAGGTTGATACACCAAACTCAACTGATAGACCATGACAGAAAAATTAATAAAATACAACTAATAATAAAGCCTGTTAACAAGAATTTATCTTGCTTCATAATTTTAAAATTCATTTATCCTCCTGAGCCATCTTTTCAAATATATTTTGCACTACTTCAGCATCTTCACACAATTCAAAAGCTAAAGCATCGCGAACAGAAGCATAAAGACGATTTTGATTTATAACTCTAAATACACTATCAGGAGGAAAGGATAACAACACTAAATAAAAATCCATTAATAATTGTTTTCTGTTTTTCATTTTACATGAACCAACATTAAGATAAGCCAAAATACACCATTGACTAAATATTGAATTTGCAAAAGTAATACAATATGTCTATACTGTTTATCATTCATATCTCTCTATCCCCTTTCTTCACAGCAGGCTCATAATTAAATTCAATTGATAGTTCTAACATCTGAATTGAATTAGGTTCAATCAAAGTATATTTTAAAATATATGCTAGAGCTACTAGCAAACTAATACTTATGACAAATCGAGTTATCCAATTCTGAATTTCATTCAAAGTTAGTAGATATGGCACTAGTGTTTCATCTTCAGTCATCACACAATTCCATGCAAATAGTCAAACATCTTAATCAACCTAGCATCTTCACTACCGCGGCTTTCAACATTTAAAGTTTCACTCTCACCAAAGCAGCGGACTTCTCCACCAAAGCATGAGAATGAGCCGGCTGCTACAATTCTGCTATTTAACTGCTTATAATCTACAGCTAAATGATTTTGCACAATATCAGCCATAGCTCTATGCACCAGCATATCAGGAAAAATTATAGGCCATTCGCGAACAGTTTCACCATTTCTAATTTGAACTATAATATATTTCATTCCCATTATTAAGCATCCCCATAAATAACACCACCTAAACCTATAAGCATAATACAGACAAAGCCTGACCAATCAAGAGAATACATTCTATCAAGTTGGCTACCAGCTAATACAGCCATTGAAATACCAATAAATTTTTGCCAATTCATTTATTCCCTCTCCACTAACAAATATCCTTCAAACTTGGTAAGTTTGGCATCAGGATATAACAACTTAACCTGATCATGCAAAGCATCTACGTTAGCTGTCCCTATTGCAAGCTTTTTATTAGTAGCAAGGCAATATTTGATAGACATTAAGCCAACAAGAGATTTGCCTTTACGTTGACCACCATTTAAAATTTGCTGCTGCATTTTAAAATATCTTCAATAATTGCGAGCGTTAGCTTCAATCTAATAGCTTTCATTTCATGCTCAGTCCTAGTCTGAGCATTCAACCTATTAATGCCTTCTTTCACAATATCATTTATTTCAGGCCATAGCGGAGGAGATTTCATTCTATCCCTTTCTCCACAACACATTTAGGACAATACGGCACATAATGATGCGCACCCCATCTGACTTTCCAATTAGCATTGCTAGCATGATTGTTAAGACTAGCAAAGCTTTTTGTTTTAGGGTCTAGCACTTCCCCACAATCACACTGATAGTAAAGATGAGCATTCGGATTAGTGTAAGGATCATGAGTAGGAATTTTGTTTTGTCTTTCTAGATTAAGTGCTGGCCAAGTAATATTAATTTCGCTCTCAGGCTTATCCCAACTTGTGCCCCATCCCATTGTTTCACTCCATCAGCATCTTTTCAATCTGATCAAACTTCTCTTTCACAAAATAGTAAGTGTGGCGAGCATCTTTATCGCCATTACCAACGATCATTCTAATATGACAATCGTTACCTCCAATGCCTTCCTGCACATGGCTGATTTGATCCTTGCGAAGCAGAAGGCGCTTAGTTTCACCTTTAGAAAGACTTTCAGTTAGACGAATAAATTTAGACATTTCTATTCCTCATTACAATCAAAATCATTATCTTCAAGCTGCTCAGCTTCTACACAATCATCACAGCGAAAATCTTCATAACTTGTATTATCATTGTTCAATTCACAGCCGCAATCTTCGCATTTATCCATAATTCTAACTCCTCCACATTTTCAAAAACCACTCATGTAATATTGGCAAAGCTATTACCAATGCTGTTGCAATTAAAATTATAATAATCCACGTTGTCATTTCAAACTTCCCCTTACAACATTAATCATTGTATATTTTCCCCATTGAGCAGTTCTAAAATATTCATGATCGCTGTTCTGATATTTCACAAGCTTAATATCAACCTTTCCGCTAGGCGTTCTTACACCAGCAGAGACACTAATAACTTTCTCTCCACTGCCGACAATATCACCGGGCTGAAGATGCTGAGCTTGAACGCGGGTTTTCATTCCATAACCTCATATTCTTCAATATCATAACTGCGATAATTTTTATTTTCATTTTGTAAAAATTTCATTTTTTCTTTTGCTTTTTCTTCAGATTTGTGGATACTTTCTATTGAAATATCCTCAAAATGATAACAAAGAACTACCCATACTTTCATTTATTTATCCCCTCCACCAGCTAGCTTTCGCCTTAACGCTTCAATCTCGCCTTTCTTAGCATATTCAAATATACTACCATCTTCAGTACAAATGCGCAATGCTTGTACTAGAATTAATACTTCTTTAGCTGAGAATGCAAAGTGTGGGATATGGGTCATTTTCTATTCTCAAATTGCTCTTTCTGCCAATTTAAAAATTCTATTATTGCATCTTCTTTAGCATTCTTAATATCTTGCTCAGTATAAAGTTCCTTTTGTAAAATATCAGTATTGCGCTCTAGTTTAACTTTAATCCACACTTCATTATTTTCAACTTTAGTTTCTAATACAGTAATCACAACCTCTCCCTATTCCAACAACAATCCTCAACATAATCAATTTCAGCAATGCGCCTAGCTTTGGCTGCTTGGCTCATGTTCTTCCAGTCAGGAACGAAATAAACTGTACCATTACTAAATGTACCCTTAATCATTGGAATAGGACCAATGAAGGCTAGAGCAGGATACAAATGAGGAGAAGGATAAGACATTTTAAATTCCCTTTCCAAGATACGCGAGAAACGCAACAATTAAAGTAGACGGATTTAAAAGTTAAGTCAAGCTACTTGATAAACTTTACCACCATTGACCCTAACTTTATCATAAGTTTGGAGCGCGCGAAACACTTCAATACCAAGCTTATCAGCCATTACGTTATTGAGCCAGAGATACCAAGTCTTGCCATCAATTCCAAGCACTTCAATCTCGTTAATCATTTCTCTATCTCCGTTGTCTGTATTAGTAATCTATACGGTATCTCAGTTAAGTCAACACTTATTTTAAATTATTTTATTCTTCTTTCAAGCAAGGTACAATAATCAGCTTTTCGCCATTATATTGCTCTTGAAGCTGCTTGCGAACCTTAAAAGCATTTGATTTATAAGCAGTAGCTAGAACAGCGCCGGACTTTTCACCAACAATGTTGTAAAGAGCAGGCTTGTCTTTCTTTTCAATCATTGCCATTTGTTATATCCATCAGTTGATATTCGTACTATATCAGGTATTACAGAGGAATGTCAACTATTATTTTAAATTATTTTATATTGCAGTGTATTAATCTCTCCACACATTGCAAAATGGTCCTATTATAGTAACAACAATTAAAGTATTATTTCATCTAACGCTAATTCCATCGCCAATTCGTAACGCTGTTATCATTCTCATATTCTAAACTCCTTTATCTGCTCCTCCTGCAACTGTTTAATCATTCTACGCCTTTCTAACATCTTCCAACTTCTCAGCACGTCATCCCAATAGCTCCACATTGTATTCATGTGCTTTTCATATTCTTTTAAATTATAAAGCAATTCATCAATTCTAGTCATATGTTATTATCCTCTAACCAAGCTCTAAAATTTCTCATTTGAGCAGCGTTGATTTCAATATGCTCTGTCTTGTTAGTCTTAATTTCAAATTCTGTATTACCGTTTTCCAGCATTCTAACATTTAAAACTTTATCATATTGCGGCCAATATAAGCAAAGTGTTTTGTTTTTCATTTCTTTAACTTTCTAACATTTTCTGCACTATTTATATCACATACTTTAGCTGCTTCTTCAATTGCTCTATTCCATATTTCCTTTCTCAAATATACTCTCCTCTGTGCCCACACTTGTAGGCAATCTCTCAATCATCATAAATCCTTCTGGTTTGTTTGTCATCATTTTTATCCCTTTAGTTAGGTGCTTTTCCTGTTTTGATTTTTAGCATTTGATTTTCAACATCATATTAAAAATTTTAGCGTTCTGTATAGTGCGTAAGTCTTTGAAATTTCAAAATTTATAATAATATAATAAAATATAATAGAGAGAGTTTTCTATATATGACCCCCCCCCTCCGAGGGACTAAGGCGAACCATTATAAATCATTATATTATTATAAATCGCCACTTTTCATTGACTTAGCTCATTAGACTTTGTATAATGCCATTAGGTATCTGAAAAGTCTATTATATTTTTTTATTATACAGGAAAAAAGATTATGAATAATTCAATTGATGCTAGATTGACTAAGTTAAACCAGATGAATGAAGCTAAAATAGCCAGAAGATTAAAAGCTAAGCAAAAGCTAGAAAACAAAGAGCGTAAGCGCAAACCAAATGAACCTAACTATCTAACAGCAAAAGAAATAAGAGAAGCAAGAGCTAAGTTTGGTAGTCGTAAAACTTGTATGATATGTATGAGAGTCGCTGGATATAATAAAGAACATGCTGTTGATCATTGTCATGTTACAGGGAAAATCAGAGGAATACTTTGTTACAACTGCAATATGGGTTTAGGATATTTTAAAGAAGATATAGAAATTATGAAATTGGCTTTAGAATATTTAATTCAACATAAGCTTGATCCTAATTTTTTAACTGATGAAGAATTAGAAAGACTTCGCTCAATCCAGAATAGATAAGTCACTAATTACAAAACATCGTTGAGAAGTACCGTATTTTTCATTTGTCCAAACTTTTCCCAACTCCTTAATTCTATCAGCGTCAACCAAATTCTGAATTGCACGCTTAATAGCAAATGTAGAGCCGTTTTTATCTGTACGAAAAACAGCAGTAGCTATTAATCTCTTACTTAAATAAGAGTAGGGAATGATTTTATCAGAATGAAGTTGATTACTCTTAGGAGGCATATATTTAGAAACCTGATCATAAGGCACAGAAACAAATTCCTTAATCATGCGAACTATCTCATTTGATTGCTTAATCTCATAGCTGTTTCCTCCTATATCACCAGCTTCAAAACGCTCTGTAAGAGCAGCAATATCAGCTTGAACCAAACCAGCAGCCCATTCCATATCAGAGGCTTGAATTGTGGGCTCAATCATATTTTGACCAACAGCAAGCAATGCTGATAGTTTTAATACCTTTAAATGTGCTCTATTCCAAAGCTGTCTAATTATATCCTTATTGGTGTTATTAATTTTATTATCAGCATACTTATCAAAATCAAAAAGCATCCTAGCTGCTTCAGAAGTTGATCCAACATTAATTACTCGGCGAGGATTGGAATGATTAACTGTTTCACATTGCGCCGCTAATGCTGCAAGCTTTTCAATAAGAGAAAAGGAAGGTACAACTGAAGTATGATTTTGATTTGCAGCAGGACGATTGCCTTTGTATTCAATAAGTAGAAAGCGAGGAAGCAATCCCTCACTAATCATATCCTCATTTAAAATACCATAAAACCTTTCAGGAGTGCTTTCCCCTAAAACGCTAAATGAAGGAGATTGAACTAAGCTAGTGCTATCCTCTTTTTTTGAATATACAGAAGCTTGTAAAACATCAGTATACCCAGACTTGTTATAAAGTTCTAAAAACATTCTTCTTAGAGATACTTCTGATCCATTAGCGCCATGAGCAGACATTTGTTGTAATCTCAAACCAAATTCACCTAACAAACTAATGAAGGATTGAGATTGATTGCCAAGATATTTAAAAAGTGCTGAGCCTGATGAAATTTCTGATGGTCCGATAAAACCATATGATGTTGGAACTTGCATCTTAATCATAGACATTAACTTATTAATGCCAGATGCAGCAGCTTCTTTACCTGCTCCTGTCATAGCTAGGAGTAGCACATATTGATTTAATCCTGTACCAGATATATTGTAGGCTCTGCCTGTAATGCCAGCCATAAGGGCTATAGACGCAGCTAAAGCCACTTCAGGCACAGGACGCGGGGCAGCTTGATAAATAAACTGTGCTATCTCTCCCACTAATCCCGGTGGAAGGCTGGTGGGAGTGGTAGGACTTGAACCTACAACCGAGCCGTTATGAGCGACTGGCTCTAACCGTTGAGCTACACTCCCTAAGTCTAATATGCCTTGCTGATCTGTATTGGTTGCGGCAGATGGATTTGAACCACCATTCGTAGCGTCAAAGGCTACTGTCCTACCGTTGAACGATACCGCATTATCTTTTGCTAGCTTTTCTTCTAGAGCATTTTTGATACCATCAAAGTCCAATGGTGGTAACATACGATCAAACGACCGTGTTATCATTGAATTTACATAGTCATTGCGCTTGGCTTTGTCACGTTGTCCTAATGGTGACTTTCTGAATATGCGAGTAATCTGCGCTTTATTTTGTGTGTAAAAAGCTATAATATCAATATATGCGAAGTCTGCTTCGGACTGTGAACTATATAGCTCTTGCCAGTTACCAGAATTTAGCTTTACAAATTTATCACCATTAACAGCAGCAATTGCCATGTTAATGATTTCTTCATCGGATTGCCGTTCTTTATCATCACCATGATAAACATTCTGAGCAACAGGACCTCTGCCCATCTGTTCCCACAATTGAGTAAGCAATTCCTGTCTATCGTTAATTACATTCTGATTATTGTAAACATTGCCTGTCATGGTCGCATAGCGTTGCGACGAATAGATTTCTATTTTGCTTCTGCGGCGGCCTGCTGGTACTGTACCTTTAACAATAATATGCAGCCCCTTACCTGAAGGTGACACTTCAGAATAAGAGCTAAATTCGTGATATACTTTTAATTGTCGCTGTAATACAGCATCATCGCCTTCAGCATCGTCTAAGTCAATAAACGAGTAAGGGTCACTATCACTAAAAATAAAACCGATACCTGAATAACCACCAGCATTAAAACGCCTAACGCAATCTTCAAAGGATGACCATGTGACAGGATCATTGACGTTTGCAGGCTTTCCATTGACTGAATAGGGTACTTTAGTGGGTTTGGCTGCTCCAACATCTTCATATCTCCACAGACAGAATTGACGCAACGCTTTTAGCTCAGCAGGTATATTGTGAAATAGATTACTCATTGCTACCAAACTCCTTATGAAGCTCAGTAGATTTTTCACAATATGCTAAATAAGCATCTTCAGGAGTATTGTGATAGCTGTAATATCTAATTCCATCTGATCTTATATCCATTCTCCATTTTTTATTCCAATCGGACCAACTTACTCCTTTTAGTCCTGAAGAATTATGCTCCTTTTTATTTACATTTTTCATATTCAAATTGTGATTAGCATCGCGCAAGTTTGACCAAACATTATTAGCTTTATTTTTGTCAATATGATCAACTTCTTCTGGAATATATCCTTTCATTATAGCAAAAGCTATTTGATGTGCATAATATTCCTGATAATCAGGACCAAAACTAACTCTTATGTATCCATTGCTATTTAAGTAGCCAGTTTTTTTATTAGCAAAACGAGCATTCCATTGTTTTTGCCTTGGAGTAGGATTTTCACCAAAGTCACGAGACTTAAACCAAACTTCACCAGAAATAGGCCAATATAGACAACGCAAATTGATAAATTGAATAGGATCAAATAAAGACATAACAACCTGTGATGCAAAAGAGTATTAATTGCTATAAGCTACGCTCTTTATTCAACGCTTCTTTCATTAAACGCTTAAAGATTTGAGCCATTGACAATCTTTGTTGCAATCTTCGCTCTAGCAATGCTCGCAATTCTTCAAATTCAGTTGAAATATTTTCACCTGAAAGACTTATGTTTAATCTATTATTGAAATTGGCTTGTTCGCTCATTAATTTTTCCTGAGAAAAAGTTTGCGTTGACGACTTGACACATTGAAGGAGTCGTGTCAAGGTTTGATCATTCAAGCCTGAAAAGCAGGGAGAAAGCATCATGCGCTAGAGCGAAAAGGCAATCAGGAGCTTGCGCCGCACGTTAGCTCCTGATCCTAATTTTAAATAATTAAATGAGAGAATAGAATGAAAACAATCACAATCCCAATGAAAATCAATTCTGAGAAAAAGCATTCTGTGAGATATGATGCTGTAGACAAGAATGCTGCTGTCCAATCAATCTATGTGGCTAATTTGCCAAGCCCTCCTCCTCAAACTATTAATGTGAAAGTCGAATATGATCACTGAAATTATTCAAGCGTCAGCACTGCTCAGCTTTCAGCGCTATATGCGCAATGCAAAGCTAACTTTAATTCGTGCTGTGCCGTTTACAAATGTTGAAAATGTTGAATGCTATAAAATGATGTATATTAGGAGTGTTGGATAATGTCTAATTTTCAGCAATCGCTTGAAGTTGCCATTAAAAAGGTATTAGAAGAAGAAATTAAAAGCATTGCTGAAAAAGAAATAAGTGCCGCTCAACAGCGCATTAGCGTTCAAATTAGAGATAGAGTAGCTAAAATAGTGATAGCCTCAATGCAGAATTATGAGGCAATGAGCGACGGTAAAAATTTAATTATTACAATAAGGAATGTGTTATAATGCCTGATATTCGTGAAGTTCTAAAAGGCTTGTCTGTTGATGATAGAGCAAATTATATGGAAGCACGTAACGTAATGCGCCGTGCTTATCTAGCTGCTCATGCTAGAGTTCTTCCAATTGACAGATTTGAAATTGAAGATGATCAGTTTTTAGATTTGATTGACATTAAGCTAGCTACTCTTTTTGATCGCGGCGGAATGTTTGATAGCTCTAAAGGCAGCATTGATACTGAGCAAGCTGATATGGCTGAGCGGTCAATTGAAAGTGCTGCTACTCGCATGATGAAAGCAGATGTAGATAAAGTTGCTCAATCTTGGGGTAAAAAATGAGCAATTGGAATACTCCTAATGCGCAAACTTTTCAACCTTGGCCTAGCAATCCTTGGGATGCTATGAGTAACGACCAATTGCTGATGGAATGGGAAAAGAAAAAACAAGCTATTGAAGCAGCCAAGAATGAAGAAATGGAGCTTCGCAAATATATTGTGAAGCGTGAATTTCCTAAAGCCAATGAGGGAATGAACACTAAAGAGCTTGGGGCTGGCTACCAGCTTAAAGCAGGCGTTAAATACAATTACAATCTTGCTGATAATGACACTGTAGAAGCTACGCTTGAAAGATTGTCCAATCTTGGTAATGCAGGATCAGCCATTGCAGACAGGCTTGTTAGCTGGAAACCTAACTTTCTTCTTACTGAATATCGTCAGCTTTGTGAGGATAAAGAAAAAGGCTCTAAATTCGCTGTTGACGCTTTAAATATTATCAGCGAAATGCTGACGATAACGGAAGCTGCACCAACATTAGAAATTAAAGAAGCTAAAGTGAGGAAGAAATGAGTACAGCAGCAGAAAATATAACCTTTAATGACGTTCACGCTAAACAAGGCATTCAAATTGAAGTTAGGCATGATGGTTTAGTTACTTGGATCAATGTTGACGGCATTTGCCGAATGAGAATTATAAGCGATGGATTGACTGTGCCAATTGAAATTGAGGATAAACGTAATGCAAAATAATGATCAATTAACTAAATATGAACGTCTTAGACTTGAAAGCTTTGCTCAAGCTGTAAATAGCTCATTTACAATCAAAACTAAAAACAATGAGCGTCCCTCTATTGATGATTTATTTGAGCAAGCTAAAAAGATTGAACAATTTTTAAAAGCTAGCAATCCGAATTAAAATCATGGACATACGCGATTTAAAAGCAGCATCAGAACATGCACAAAACTTTGGTGTAAAAGCTATCATATATGGTCCTGCTGGCACAGGCAAAACACCAATTTTAAATACTGCTCCTAGGCCAGTGTTACTTGCAACTGAAGCAGGCTTGCTTTCTATGCGAGGATCAAACATTCCCACATATGAAGCTTACAATTCGCAGCGCATTGATGACTTTTTTAAATGGTTTTTTAATTCCACTGAAACCAAAAATTTTGATACGCTAGGTATTGACAGTGGAAGTCAAATGGCTGATGTTTATTTAAACGCTGCTATGCAAGGCACAAGCAGGCAAGGTAATAAAAAGCATGGAATGGCTGCTTATGGTGAAATGGCTACTAACACAATGGAGCATTTAAGAACGCTCTATTATACTCGCTACAAGCATGTGTATTTAATCTGTAAAGAAGAAATAGCTGATGTTGAGTTTCAATCTCTGAGGCGTCCATATTTTCCCGGCAAAGTATTGCCGATTGACGTACCACATTTATACGATTTCATAATCAGATTAGCCAAAACACAAGCCATACCGGGAATGCCGGGAGAACATCTAGCATTTCAATGTGTGGGCAACATGAATGTGCTTGCTCGCAATAGAACAGGTAACTTGAATGAGTTTGAGCAGCCTCATTTTGGAAACCTAGTGACTAAAGCAATGTCTGCTCAACCTATAGGATATTAAATGTCTAAATTGATAGACATAGCTGCTGAATTGCGTCATGAAACAAATAGTGCATATTTGTTATATGATGGCAGAGAGGAAGAAGTAGGAGGAAAGAAAAAAGAGCTAAGAGTATGGGTGCCAAAGTCACAAGTTGAAAATAATGAAGATGGAACTTTCACAATGCCAGAATGGTTGGCATTAGAAAAAGGATTTATTTAAAATGGATACCAAAGCTTGTAATTTGACTGAAGATGAAATTAAGGCATTAATTCTTTGCATAACTTATAAATTTAGTCAGCCTGATGCAAATATTAATGATTTGATGGAACGCCTTAATTATCTTCACAAGCGTCTTAAGGCTTTTAATGAAGTTGAAACTAAGCCTATTCCTACGCCTATTCCTCAACCTGCTGCTTGGCCTAACAACTAATGAACTATGATCAAATCATAAAGGAAAGAGATATGTCTAAAAAGACTGTTAAACGTGGTCGCAAGCCGGGAGTTAAGGTTGGTCCTTATAAGATGAACCTTACTCAAATGGCTGAAGAAATTAAAGCTCTTAAAGCTAAAGTGGCAAAGTTAGAGAAGGTGCTGAGTCAGATGCATCCATCAACATTTGAATATTTAAAGCCTACGGAGACACAGCTTCATAATATGGAGCTAATGCGTAAATGCGCTTCTGATTTTGAAGCTAACATTAACGATAATGTTCCTGATGGTCCTGACAAGACTTATCTAATTCGCAAATTTCGCGAAGTGGCAATGTGGATAAATATTGCCATTACGCGCAATCCCCGACGGTTCCCCTCGTTCTTAAGGAAAAACAACTAATGCAAATGCAAGGCGGTTTTAACGCAAATCAGTATGAGCCTAATCAGGGAATGTCTAGCCATCCTCCGGCTCAGAAAATTCCATTCCAAATTACAAATGTTGGAATTAAGGAAAATAAAGATAAGACTGGTGGCTATCTTGAAGTTGAATTTACTTCTCAATTGGGAAGTTTAATTCATCGCTATAATTGCTGGAACCAATCACCAAAGGCAGTTGAAATTGCCTACGGTCAATTGTCTGCTCTTTGTCGCGCTGTCAATATCTATCAGTTGGATTGGCAGAATGAAGGGCAGACATTGCGCGGTGGTCGCGGATTGATGGACGTTGGTTATCAGAAAGGTGAAGAACCTTCTGCTAACAATCCTGATGCCAAAGGCTATACTGAGCTTAAGCGTGTGTATGATGCTGCTGGTAATGAGCCGGGCAAAGCTCCTACTCAGCAACAGCCGCAGACTATGCAGCAGCCTCAGCAGAATGGCCCTGCGCCGATGCAGCAGCAGCCGGGAGGAGGATGGGGGCAACCTAACCAGCCTCAGCAGCAAGCTCCTCAGCAGCAGCCGCAGCCTCAACAGCAACAGCCTCAAGGTGGAGCTTGGCAACCCGGAGGAGGGAACCAGCAAACACCACCTTGGGGTAACAGAACGTAGCATAAGCAGAATTTAAATTAGCTACGTCAACTGCTCTGCTGCTAATTGGGGTATATTGGCAGCAGAGCTTTTTTAATAGGAGAATGAGGGAATGAATATAGATAGATTTCATTTTATAGCATTAAGTGAAATAACTTCTTCTAAATCTCACATGCTGTATCAATATTTAAACTTACATTGGGTAGTGCATCCTGAAAAAGGAATAGCTTTCTTTGATAAAGGTTACTCCCATCCTCAATGTAATTCTAATAAAAATATAGCTGAGAGTTTTTGTCCTGAATGGGGAGAAATTAAGTTTATTGAAAAAGTATTAGTCCCTTTAAATATAAATGATTACAGAGAATAAAAATGCTTAATCTCTCCCTCCCCACAGACAGAGAACGCCTAGAGGAAATGCTGTCTGAAGATTTAGATGTATTTTGCCAGCATTATTACGAGCAAGCTCATAGAAACCATCTAGGCGCTTCAGAGATGGGAGAGGAATGTTGGCGTAAGCTCTGGTATGGATTTAGATGGACTAAGCTAGATTGGCACAGCGGCCGCATGATGCGCCTATTTAATGTTGGTCATTCAGCAGAGCCGAGATTTGTTGCCTATCTTAGGGGAATGGGATTTGAGGTTAAGGAGTTTGACACAGATGGTAAGCAATTCCGTATTTCAGGAGCTAAAGGCCATTATGGCGGATCATTGGACGGCTTGTGTAAAGCTCCAAGCCGCTATCAATTGTCAGAAGATATTATATTTCTCAATGAATTTAAAACAAATGGAACAGGAAAAGGATATTCTGACGTTGAAGAAAAAGGCGTAGCTAAAGCTAAACCTCGACATTTTGCTCAAATGTCTCAATATGGATATCATATGAAAATTAAATATGGTATTTACATGATAGAGAACAAAAATGACAGCGAAATTACAATTAAAGTAGTAGAATTAGATTGGAATTTAGGCGCTCAATTAGAGAAAAAAGCAAATGATATAATTTTTTCTAAGGAGCCTCCGCCTAGAATTTCCGACAATCAATCTTTTTTTAATTGTAAGAATTGTCACTTTTCAGGAATTTGTCATAGAGGAGAAAAAGTAGATAAAAATTGTAGATCATGCAGACAAGCAACTCCAGTTGAAAATGGAAAATGGAAATGTCACATAGCTAATGATATCATTCCTGATAATTTTGTGAGTAAAGGCTGTGAGCAGCATCTTCCGATTAGCAGCTAGACAAAAAGCTGTAGAGAACAATGAAGTAACTTATTTTACAGGTAAACCATGCAAACGCGGACACATATCTGTTAGATTTACAAATAACAGTCAATGTAAAGCTTGCTTACAAGAATATGCTAAAGAGCATCAAACTAGACTTCATTTAAAAAAGAATTTCAATTTAACAGAAGGAGAATATAATTTAATTTTAGAAAATCAAAATGGTGTGTGCGCCATTTGTAAAGAAACTGAAACTGTCATAGATGGACAATCTAAAAAATTAAAACCTCTTTCTGTAGATCACTGTCATATTACAGGGAAAATTAGAGGATTGCTTTGCACAGCTTGCAATACTGGCATAGGTTTGCTAAAACATGAGCCTTATATTTTAAAAGCTGCTGCTTTATATTGCGAGCAATCGTAATGAATATAGAATTACGCCCATACCAAATAGATGGATTAAATGCACTTTGGAATTATTTTCAAAGTGGCAATGTTGGCAACCCTCTTTTGTGCTGGCCTACTGGTACTGGAAAATCAATCGCGCCAGCTATCTTTATTAGAGAGGTTTTAAGACTTTGGCCCAATCAAAGATTTATGCTTCTAACTCATGTTGCTGAATTATTAAAACAAAATTCTAGCATATTAAAACAAGTATGGGAAGAAGCTCCTTTAGGTTTACACAGTGCTGGATTAAAAAAGCGCGATACTGCCCAACCTATAATTTATGCTGGCATTCAAAGTGCAGTTAGAAAAGGAGCACCTATATTTGGCTGGCGTGATATAGTATTTATTGATGAAGCTCATTTAATTTCTAATGATGAAAGTTCAATGTATCTAACTTTTTTAGCTACAATGAAACTAATCAATCCAGCTTTAAAAGTCATAGGTATGACAGCTACACCTTATAGAATGGGCAGCGGAATGCTGACTGATCAAGGCAGCGTGTTCACTGATATTTGTCATGATCTAACAAGCATGGAAAATTTTAACAAACTTATAGCTGATGGATATTTATCTTCTTTAATACCTTTAAGAACTAGGACAGAACTAGATGTTTCTGATGTTGGAATACAAAATGGAGAGTTTGTTAAAACACAATTACAAGGTGCTGTAGATAAACAGCATATAACATTTAAAGCATTACAGGAACTTTGTCATGCCGGACAAAATAGAAAAAGCTGGCTCATATTCGCAAGCGGTATTGAGCACGCTGAACACATTGCAGAACAGCTTGGAGCTTTTGGAATTGACTGTGCGCCAGTCCATTCAAAAAGACCAGCTGAATATAACGACGCAGCAATTAAGGCATTTAAGCATAATCAACTCAGAGCTATTGTCAATTATGGGAAGCTTACAACTGGTTTCGACCATCCAGAAATAGATTTAATTGGAATGATAAGACCAACCTTGAGCGTTCCACTGTGGGTACAAATGCTAGGGAGAGGCACTAGGCCAGCAGAAGGAAAAGAGAATTGCCTTGTGTTAGACTTCGCTCGCAACACACCACGATTGGGACCAATCAATGATCCTGTAATTCCGAAAATGCGTAAAGGCGAAGCTGGCGAAATGCCAGTTAAAATTTGCGAAGCTTGCGGCGCTTATAATCATACAAAAGTACGCTTTTGCGCCAACTGTGGGAATGAGTTTTCTTTCCAAATTAAATTGGTTTCAAAAGCTGGCTCTGAGGAATTGATTAAAGCCGCTAGCTCTGAGCCTGTCCCTATCGTTGAGCAGTTCAATGTGCTAGGATCACACTATGAAAAGCATCCCGGCAAATTTGAAAAGCCACCAACTTTAAAAGTCACTTATTACACAAGCGGACTTCCTTTTAAAGAATTTGTCTGCCTTGAGCATAATGGAATGGCTGGTAAAGTGGCTAGAGATTGGTGGAGAAAACGACATAAAACAGAGCCACCTTCAACAGTTGATGAAGCTTTAAAGTTTGTGAGTGAATTACGTTGCCCTAGATTTATTAGAGTACATGTGAATAAAAAATATCCTGAGATATTGGGAGTTGAATTTTGAGCGACGTTAAATTAATTCCACGACGCTTAGGCAAAATTGAAATACAGGCTAAGCTAGCTCAGCTTTTAGTGGAAGTAATTAAAGACGTTACTCCAAACAATATGCTGTTTCAAAGCTGTATTGTATGCGAGCATTTTCAAGAAAATGAAATTTGCAAACTATATAATGTTAGACCACCAGCTAGAATTATTGTATTTGGTTGCAAGAATTATGAAGAAAGCAGTCATATAGATGACAATATACCGTTTTAAAGGAAAATGAAACAATGACTTATATGGAAGCATTCGCTCTAGTTGAAAAAGGTTTTGAAAATTGGAAAAATAAAGAACATAATAAAAAATGGTTTAAACGTATTGACGGCACTCCAATTCCAAATGATTTAATGGTCAACATTGCAATGGCTATTGCTGAAGCTGATCCTAATAATAAATTCAGTGAGCCAAATGGCTAGACAACCTCGCTTAAAATCTACTGAAAACAAATCCAGCTTGCTTCAAGCATTGGAATTTGTTTCCTGTGTGAGTGAAAAAATTGGAGCACCATTTGAAACCCATGTTGGTTTAAAGAACCATTGGGCTATAATGTTTAATGGCATTGTAGCTGCTGGTGCTCCAATTGAGGAAGAATTGTATTGTTACCCACACACTCAAGATTTGCTCATTGCTCTTTCAAAATGTGAAGGCACTTTTTCATTAACTCAATTAGACAATGAAAGACTGTCAATCAAATCAGGTAAGTTTAAAGCTATTGTTGATTGTCTTGATCCTGTGTTAATGCAAGAGGCTGTCCCTGATCCTCAAATTGTAGGTATCAATAATAGCTTTAAAGAAGCTGTAGAAGCTGTAGGAGTATTGGCTAGCGAGAATGCTCAGCATGTTTTAACTGCTTCAGTTTTAATGAATGGATCAACTGTTATTTCAACAAATCGCACAATGCTTTTTGAATATTGGCATGGTCTAGACTTACCTCCTAATGTGCCATTACCAAAAGAATTTGTGAAAGCTCTAGCTTCACATAAAAAAAATTTAACTGGATTTGGATTTAGCAACTGCTCAGCTACATTTTATTTTGAAGATGGCTGTTGGCTCAGAACACAACTCTATGCAGCCGAATGGCCTGATGTATCACAAATATTAAATGTAGAAGGAAATATGTGGAGCATTGATGCTAACTTTTTTAAAGCGTTAGATGCTGTTGCACCATTTTCAGAAGATGGTAATGTGTATTTTGATACCAATCTGTTAATGTCTGATCCTGAAAATCAAGGCGCTTCATATGAATGTGCAGGACTTCCTAAAGGTGTTATTTATCCAATTAAACAATTGAAAATGATGCAGCCTCATGTTAAAAAAGTTGATTGGCAAGCAAGAGGAATACATGAAAGCAGCTATTGTTTAAAGTTTGAAGGTGATGCATGCAGAGGAGTTATAGCAGGGAGAATTAAGTGACAACATATGAATATATAAGCGTTTTAATTCCACCAACTATAGATGATACTATGGCTATTTTAAAAGCTTATGGTGATACAGGCTGGAAGGTAGCTGCTATGTATAATGGATATATTTTCTTTGAACGTAGAGTGAAAATTAAAATAAGGTGAATTCAAAATGAGCAAACCTATTGATTGGGAAGGTGCAAATAAAACCTTAAATCCTCCTGAAGGATATGAAGCAGAGCAAGTAACTCCAATGCGCATATTCAGCAATGGTGTTATTTGTGTTTCTAAATGGAAACTGTCACCAGAAGCCATATCCGAAATAGCTAACACAGGATGCTTATTTATTTCATTAATCAGTGGACCTACTCAACCTCCTGTATTTATTGGCAGCGAGGAAGAATGCAGAGCTTTAGCAATTGATTACGGTCCTGTGTGGAAGTAATGCCAACCTTAAACTCAGAAGGCTTAATTGTATTTGAAAAAGAGGTAGAGTTACTACCTTATAAGCCACGACCATTTAAGCAGCGTGAATTTTTAACAGATAGCGAAATACTAGCCAATGCTGGCGGAACATTATTCTTAAATGTTGAAAGCTATCCTAATTATTTTCTAATAACTTTTAAGCTTCATACAGCTAATAAATTTCTTCAGCTTGAATGTGGGGAAGGTAAAAGCTTCAATCCTCAATTTTTGTCATGGCTACTTCATAATTATAGAACGGTAGGATTTAATTCAATTAATTTTGATTTGCTGATTATTTGGTTAGCTTATCGCAATCAAGATACATATCTAATTAAAGATGCTGTTAATGACTTAATCATTAGAGGCATAAGAGATTTTGAATTAAAGAAAAATTACAATTTTAAAACCTATCCAATCAATCATATAGATTTAATTGAAGTAGCTCCATTAAAAGGAAGTTTAAAACTTTATGGCGCTAGGCTGCATACTAAAAGCATTCAAGAGCAACCATTTGATATTGATGCTAATCTATCTGATTTTGAAGTAGAGGAGCTTAAGAAATTTAATTGCACTCAGTTAGATATTACTGAGGAGCTATTTGATTTCATGAAAGAACGCATTGAATTGCGTGAAGCCATTGGCAATGAATATCATGAGGATTTGCGTTCTAAATCAGATGCTCAAATGGCAGAGATTGTACTGTCAAAGGAAATATCAAAATTAAATGGAAAGTTGGTAGAGCGTCCTGAAATTCCTGAAGGTGAAACTTATCATTATCATTGCCCACAATTCTTGAATTTCCAAACTCCTGTCCTGATTAATTTTTTAGAAGTATGCAAGAAAGCTAAATTTAAAGTAAATAGCCAAGGCTATTTAGACGCTCCTGAAAGCATAGCTGTAACGCTTTCAGTAGGAGATATGAAATATTCATTTGGCATTGGCGGATTGCATTCAAAAGAAAAATGCGTCAAATATGTAGCTGATGAAACATATAAACTAACTGACAGGGACGTTACTAGCTACTATCCAAACGCTATCATTAATTTGGGATTATACCCTAGAGCTTGCGGACCAAATTTTTTAACTGTGTTTAAAGGCTTCAAAGATGCAAGAGTAGAAGCCAAGCGAGCAAAAAATTTTACCAAAGATAAGGGATTAAAGATTTTCCTAAATGGAACGTCCGGTAAGTTTAGTGATCGCTGGTCTAAAATGCGTTCTCCTCAACTCACTATGCAAATGAACTTGACTTGTCAGCTTAGCATTTTGATGTTGATTGAAATGCTGCATTTAGCTGAATTTAAAATTGTATCTGCTAATACAGACGGCATTACCATCTATCATCGTCGCGATAGACAAGAGCAGTTAGACAGCATCATTAAATTGTGGGAACAAAGAACAGGTTTTGATACTGAAGAAACGCTATATAAAATCTATTGTGCTAGGGACGTTAATTCTTACTTTGCTGTTAAAGAAGATGGCTCAGTTAAGAAAAAAGGAGCTTGGGCTGAAGTAGGATCACAGTCAGGCACTAAGCTAGACATGAACCCTCAAACACTAATATGCGCTGATGCTGTAGAGGCTCTGTTGTCCAAAGGAGTGACAATAGAAGATACAATTAAAAACTGTAAGGATTTTACTCGATTTATTACAGTAAGACAGGCTAAAGCACCGGGAGCGCATTGGAAGCGGGAATATCTAGGCAGAGTAGTACGCTGGTACTACGCTAAAGGCGAAACAGGAGCTATTCATACAGTAGCTACCAATAACAAGGTAGCTGATAGCGACGGAGCAAAGCCTTGTATGGAGCTTCCTGAAGCCTTTCCAGAGGACATTGATTATCAGTGGTATATCAATAGGACTAGGGAAATATTGTATGATATCGGGTATTTGGCTAAGCCAAAACAATTGCAATTTTTTTAATTATTAACGGCAAGTTAAGGAGCATTCGATGTTCGACAAAGAGATGATGGACGCGCTCAGGGCCGATGCTGAGAAGCTGGGGCACCTGACTGGCGAGGATCACACGCCTGAGTTCTTGGTCGATTGCGAGGCTTGCGACGGCAAGGGCTACATCCCGCGCACCATCCATGTCTATGAGCCCGGATGTGGATTCAGCCATCCGGACGTAGCCGAAGACACCTGCTCGGCTTGCGGCGGCAACGGTTGGTTTATCTGCGAATCGGAGGGCGACCGATGACCGATTCTGGCGAAAGCAAGCTGCCGCTTCAATATGAAGACGGCCCGGACTACTGCACCGTGAGGGATGCGCAGGGGAGAGACTTTGCCTTGACTGTGCAGCCCGATCTTATGAAGGCCATGGAGAAGGCTCTCGCAGCCAGTACAGGTCCAACTGAACCCCTACAGTGCTTGCGGTGCGGAACGGTTGATGCGTTCGGCGCTGTCAATGCTCGCTAACCACCCCACAAGGATCACCATGAAACAAGAACCAAAGATGATACCGAATCCTCTTTACTGCGACAAATGCGAGGGACGCGGCTATCTGGTCGCAGATGCCGAGTGGGAGCCATATGCAGTCCAATGCGACGCTTGCGCGGATCGGCGGCCCGCGAAGCCAGCAGATGCGGTTCAATATCGTCAGTCAGAAGTGACTGTTGGGATGGTAACGGCGGCCTTGGCAGCTCTCGGAGAGCACGAAGTATCCCTGTCCTCGATGAGGCGACGCGAGGTTACAAAAATGATAAAGGCGGCGCTCGATTGGCGGCCTTCACGTTAACGCGTCGAGACCACCCCTTAAACTCTTTCTAGACCTATGCTCAGATCAGCAGCCGTGGCTAGCCATTCGTTTTCCGGCTACCCCTGCTACCCTACCCTCTCTCAATGCTTGGTCCCATCAGACGGCTCAGAAAAAGAGCTAGAGCCAAGCAGGTATTGTAATCGAGTTGATTGCTTTATGACTTCATCAGTAGCGTGCTTCACTTTAGCTAAAGCAGCTTTAAGCTTGTATTCCTGATAATGAAATACTTTATCGTTTCTGCCATCATCGTTCCATATTCTTTTGAATTGGTTAACAATGTGTCTCATTTCCCTGTCCTAACCTCTATTGTTAACTTTTCCATAGCTCTAGCACTTTCATACAAAGCATTACTTAATGCTTCAGCAGCAGCAATTCTTTCGTCATAGCTTTCGATTAATTGATTTTCTAAATATTGTATTCTTAAATCTTTTGCACTTTCTCTTTTTTCTGACTTGGATAAGGCAACCCACAGGACTATACAAATTAAACCAGCAGGGCCTAGTTTTAATAGCTCCTGTGCAATATCCATTTCATTCCTTTTTATTCCTTAGCTGCTGCCTCATCTTCAGCTAACGCAGCCGCCGCTGCTTTTTCAAAATCTTCATCAATAAGCTTTTCAGCCTCTACTAAGGAATTCCAATCTTCTTCAGTAAGATTTCCGCTGTTCTTTAAACTTTTAATTATATTTGCCACAATAGGTTTTAAATCTTTATAAGTAGAAATCACTACAGGAGTAGCTACTGCAACAGTATTGACAATATCTCTAACTAATGGAGTAGACAAAGCTGGTATCATAGGTAATAGCTTAGTAATTAAACCTAAGCTTAGAGAAATTAAACCTTCCATTTTTTAACCTCCAATATTATACTGACGCATTATAGCTTCAATAGTAGAAGTAATGCTAGTTAGCTTTTCATATAAGCTAACATCAGCAAATCCATTTGGATTAGCTCTAGCCCAAGCAACAGCATTGTTTCTAGCAATAGTGCCAGCACGAATAAGAGGAATGAGCTTCTTAGTTACAGAAGGATCACGGCAGAACGGAGCATTAGTAGGACAACGCTTAAGTTTTAAATAATTAGTAGCTGAAACTTTTACAGCATCAAATGCATTAGCGGCTATATAAATCTGTTGAGGAGTTACAGCATTTTCTGTTGCTGTAATAGCGTTTCCAGCAGTAGCTATAAAGTCACCAAATCTTGTACCTTGACAACCACTTAAAACTATTAAACTTAAAGTTGAGAGTACAATTAAAAATTTTTTCATTTAATTTCCCTTTGCTGTCTCTAATAGAGTTTGCCTAGCAGCAGGAGTTTCAGCACCAACTTTAGGCTCAGTAGGATCAGTTGCTATTTTAGCTAATGTTGGATTGGCATTTTCATTAATTAAAACTTTAGCCACACCATCCATAGCTCTAACATCTTTAATTTGTTGACCTTGACCACCAAGAATAATTTGTAAACCAGCTAGAAAACCAGTAACTAAAGTTGATAACGCTATAATTGCTTTAGTCATTCCAGCACCAACTAATTCTACTAATTGTGCTGATCCACCAGTTAAAACAGTAAAAAATAAAATAGCTATAGCTAACCATTGACCGCGAGTAATAATCATTTTAAAAATCCTTAAGCTTCATTAGTTGAAACTTTTCCAGAACTAGTAACTAATGGCAATGATCTTAAGCCAACATGAGTTGGCAGGCTTGGTCCTTTAGGCCAATAAAAGCCTTGATTTAAACGACTCACAGAAAAAGGAGCTATGGTAACAGCATCACTTTGATTGCCACCTAACCCCATGATGTTGCCAAGCTGATCCCTGCCCACAATCACCATAATGTGCCCGCCACCTTGACGCTTCATAGGAGCAAATGCTCCGACAGCAGGACCAGCTAACCTAGTGCAAGGCCATTTTCCAGCAAAATCTAAAGCCCAAAGCGTTTCTGTCCCCTTTAATCCAACTTTAGTTAAAATATGATTGGCAAATAGAGCACACCAAGGAATGCTGTCATGAGTATAATCAGAAGCTATTTCTCCACCTTCTTCTTTTGCCCAATCAATAATTACAGGATTGTCTTTTCCTCCTGCAAATTCTCTAGTTCCTAAATATTTTAAACCAGCCTCTAACCATAAAGGACGGTTAATTTCTAAATGTGTAATTGTGGGTAAAATATTTTCAAATGGAGCTTCATCAATAGCTTTAGCTGTCAATGGTCCTATTTCTCCATCAATATCTAAATTATAACGCTTTTGAAAAGTTTCAACTGCGATATCAGTGGCATTGCCAAAATAGCCAGTTCCTTTTAAATTGTATCCACGTTTAGCTAATTCAATTTGAGCTAGTTTAACAATTTCACCTTGCATACCTAATTTTAAGGTATCTTTTGGTCTAATAATTAAATTTGAAAGTTTTGTCATTCACTCACCTATTTTTGTAAATTAAGTATTTAATTTTTTGGTGCCCATATATTAGAAGGTAGCTGTGTTGTTGGATGGCGTATTAAATTCATATCTCGTACTAATTGTGGGCCAAGGCTACGAGCCATGAACGGAACTATAAATTTTAGCATTCCCTGTTGCGTCGGGTGCACGCCATCAGGGTCAATCCACGCCGCGCGGCGATCATATTGCGCGTCCACTAGCCGCAACCAAACCGGCTCTCCGTCAAAGAAATAATCTGCATAGGTCCATCCGAGGCAGCGGTGCCGTTCCAGATAGCGAGGATGATCGACCAAGTTTGTCGTTCCCGGCGGCAGCACCGGAGCCAGCGTCATCAGCAGGATTTTGCAGCCCGGCACCGCAAGCCTCACCTGATCCCCTATGATTTTAATGTTAACTTCTGCGTCAAACTCGCTGATTTGCTTCGCTATATGGCAATCGTTGGTATCAGTTTGGATCAACAATATCGACGGATCACAAGCAATTAGTTCATCCACATTCCGTAGGATACGGTCAGATGCAGCACCGCTGATAGCACGGTTAACAACCTCGATCTGCCGTGACGGAACGGTTGCTTGCAGACGCGGGATAAATCCCGGCTGTGTTGCAGTGCCATGCACCCAACCGCCTAAGTCAAATCCAGCACGCACCAGCGACGTACCAGTGCAAACTATGCGAATAGTCATATCATCATCCTAGTATGCAGTACACATTGCTCTGATAATATTGCTATCTGTCCAATTCGCAGCTAGGCCAGTTGTTCTAGCGTAATTAGTTAGCGTAACTGTGGTAGTTGTCCCGCCAGTTTGAGAAGGTACATTAGATGCAGGAGCAGTCACATTTGCAAAATGACAAACCCAACCAGTTGTAGCCGTTGGCATAGTTATCGTACCAACAGAGGTAGCGCACGCTGTGCCAACATTGATAGTGAACGCTGCTGTTCCATTATTAGCTGGAATTGAAGGAGAAGTGCAGAAAGTTGTTGCAACAGGCGCGGTATTTGAAGAAAGTATATTGGTTGGAAGATACTCAAGTACATCAAATGTATTCCCAACATCAATTAAGGTATTGATAGCTCTTGCATCAATACCAGTAATTTTGTTGCTGTTGTCAGTGAAAGGAGCAGTAGCCGCAATCCAAATATCATAAGTGCCGTTACCAAAAGAAAGTACATCATGAATTGTATTATTGGAGTTATCAAGCCCGTTGAACCATAATCCGCTAGTAGCATTATACAGCGTTTGAACATGATTAACCCTGTTATTACAGGAGCCAACAGTAAATGCAACACCAACACGAGTTCCTTGTGCGTAGTCTCCCCTGATACGATCAATCATATTATCGCAAGAGCCGTAGAGTTTTACTCCGCGACCAACTGAATATTCTGACACCAGATCACTGATAGTATTACCAGAAACATAGCTAATGCCAACACCAAAGCCATTGGATTTATATGAACGCAAATTTTCTATTCTGCTGTTGGTGACGTACCAAAGTTGAACGCTGTCTGATGCTGTATCCCCACTTCCAGTATCCAATGTGTCTCTTACAGTAGATGCCCAAAGAGCATAACCGTAAGAACCAGAACCGTTAGTTTGATTGAAATTAGTTGTGAAAGTGTTAGAAATATTGCTATTAGACAAATATTTATACAGGAAACCAATACCTCCACTTCCGGTATAAGCTGCTCCATCTATCTTTACACCAGAAATCTCAACATTCTTTGCGACAGTAATTTCTTGCACAGAGTTAATTTTAGTTGCATCAATATTCCACGCAAGAGGTTGAACAAGCGTGAGCACATTACCAACAACATTCTGTACTTGATTTATCATGCCTCTGGCATGAGTAGGCTGTGGAGCATAGCCAAGAGCGACATTTATGAGAATTGTATCGCCAATACTGATCCCCGCAGCAGACGCCACTGTCAAATCACGAGTACCATAATTAGCATTTACAGTAATAGTTGTAGGTGCGCCAGTTGTTCCTCCACCAATAACTTCAAACCCGCGAACACTGGCATTGGAGCCAATGACATTTATTTTCCCTTTAGCCAAGAATTGTACTTTAATATTATCCTTGGCATTCAGCGTAACAGTCGTTGAAGTGGCACAAGCTTTACCAACTTGAAATATAACTGATCCTGCAATAGCTGCATTAGACGCCGCTGTTGCAGCAGCTTGCAATGCAACCCCATCGTCAGTTGTTCCGTCACAAACTGCGCCATACTGCTCAGGCGTATAAATAGCAGGAGTTACCGGAACAGAAGGAGTAACAGAGACGATATTGCCGGTACAAGTTAATCCTGTTCCACAAGCAATATCTCCTGTCATTCCTCCAAGAGAAGTAACACCAGACGCAGTTGCGCTATTACTGTCAGGAGTAATTTTAACAATAAAATTTGTAGTTCTGCTAGGAGGAATGTTATTAAATGGAGTTTGAGTACAGCCCGCGCAAGCTCCCGTATTAGTCGAAATAGAAAGCCCACTAAAAGAAGTTCCCGTAATATTTCCAGTGCTTGTTATTCCTACTGCTGATACATCTAGACCAGCAGCAGCCGTAACAGTTGAACCTTCATTATGAAAGTGACCCGGATCACTCAAAGAAGAAGAAGTGTGAGTGTGTGTGGGCAAGTATGCGGCAATGAGTGTTGTTGATTGAAAGCCTCCTAAAGCACCAGAAGAATTAGGATCAGTAGCACCAAAAAATGTAGAAGTTAATCTAGACGAAGCAACTCCACCCATAATATTGTTACCAACCGGCACAACACCACGGAAATCAGGCAGATTAAATGTCGTTGAGCCATTGCCCCTACCCCATGGAAAAAAGATAGCATTAGTGTTAGTAGTTACATTAGCATTAGCTGCTAATGTAACTGTGCTAGAAGTTTTAGAAATTATAGTAGAAAATCCAGCAGCAACGCAGGATGTTTCCACGCTCATACCAACCCAAAAATTAGTAGTATCAGTTAAACCAGTGAGTACAGGACTTCCAGAATTACAAAAAGTAGCTTGGCTAGAAGTAATAGCTGTATATAAAGTAGCGTAAGTAGTTCTAGAGACTTCCTGACCATATGCAAAAGCATATTGATTTGGTGCTGTCATTCCAGCCCAAGGCTTAATAGTGCCAACTAAATCACCATCACCTGTAGCTGTAGGGCTAGTGCTTCCTGATCCAGTAGAAGAAGAAGTAACAGCATCCCAAATTGTAACACCATTTCTATCCTTAACAATTTGACGATAAGAACCGTCACCTAAAATTTTAGCTCTGCCACCAGCATCTAAAACAACTGGATTGGTATTAGGAATAGTCTCAGCAGCATCTTGCCAAGTAGTTTTTAAAGTAGTTGTACTAGGAATATAATTATAAACTTTACCAGCTGATAAAGGCTTTCCATTACTATCTAAATACTGAGTATATCCGGGAGGAAGAATAGAAGCAGTTTGTGCAAAAGCAAAATGTGTGTTAGCCACAATGCACAACGATAAGAAGAAAGTTTTAAAAATGGCAGAGCTAATCTTAATCATTTTGCTAGCCTTAATAGTTTTTAAATTTCGCAATTGGATTTGGATGCCTACAATTCTGATTATCATAGCTTACTTGAAATGGAAAGTCTATGATCCAGTCTATCTACAGTTTAAATTATGGACTTGGCAACGCAAGCCTAGCTTTACTCATCAAATTCAACTTAGGTTTAGGAATAGCAGCTTCAAGCGCTCTGATTAATTCGTCGCGGTTTGGTCCTTCAGTTGGTAAAGCATACTTAGCGTATTGAGCATTGCGCTCTCTAGCTATTTTGGTTGAAATAGCATGTTTAGTAGCACTAATTCCTTTAGCTCCTGCTAATGCAGCTGATCCTACTGCTGGATAACCATGAGCTAAAATATTAGCTGTTTCCATTCCAGCAGCCAAAGCTAAATTTTGTCCAACTTCTTTCTTAGTTGGCAAAGCAAATTGTTCTTTAGATGCAGCGCGCATAGCAGTCTGGCTATTCTCCACAATCTTATTGTGGGTATTTGCTATTTTGCGTTCATCATCTAATGCTTTTAAAAGTTTGTCTGTTTCTTCTTTACCAAATAAAATTTCCATTTTAGCCTTATTAAAATCAGAACGTGCAATACTTTCACCAGCTAAAGCAGGATTTTTAGCTACTCCCATTTCAGTATAAACAGCTGCTCTTGCTCCTTCTCTAGCTGCATTCTGTTCATACTCAGTTAATCCATCAAACCATTTCTTAACAAATGATGGATCATTTTCAATTTTTTTAGAGCTACTAAAAATCTTATCATGACCTTCTTTAAAAGCATCAGCAATATGCATTTCATCGCGATAAGAATGTAATGCTGCTTTGTATCCTGAAGCAGAAGCATCAATATCAGAAACCAAACTACTTCTAACATTCATTAATGCTTGACCAACTTCCTTATCATTTCCTGTAGCACTCTTTAATAATCTTTCTGCTGTTTTACGTAATCCAGATTGAAAGCTATGCAAATCTTTAGCTTCATATTCTTTGCTAGTACGCAATGATCTTCTGATATTTTCTAATTCCTTTTTAACTGCTGTTAAAGGAACACTATCACCTATTTTTAAAACTCCGGGTTTTAAAACATCATCAATAGCAGTTAAAGTATTAGAAATATCTACTGGCTTAGCAGAAGCTAATGCAGGATTTATTTTATCAGTTCCTACTTTTTTAGAAGCTTCTGACAAATCAGTTATTTTTTGAAGTAAATTAGGAGACACACCAGCAGAAGTATCATAAGCTTCTTCAATTGCACTTCTTCTAGTAGCCATCCTATTAGCAGAAGTATTGGCTAAATAATTAATCTGAGGACCATCATTAGCAAATAAATGCTGAGTATCTTGTAAAACCTTTGGCGATAAATCAGCAGGAGCTAAGCGAGGATTGGCTTTCATTTCTTTTACAACAGTTGAAAGATTTTCAGGACCAATACTTTCAACTAAAGCAGACAAAGCTTTATTTTTTGGAAAAGCTTTAACAACTTTACTAGCTCCCGGAGCAATAGGAATAGCTGCACCAGCAATTAAAGCTGCTCTATCGCCAATGGCTTTATTTCCAGTAATATCAGCTATTGGTGTACCAACACCACCTTCAACTAATCCACTAGCAGGAGAAGTTGCAATAGATAAAATACCCAAAGCTCCTTTACCTAAAGCTTTATACGGATGACCAGTCTGAGCATCTACAGCAGCTTCACCTAATAAATTCTTTCCACCTTCATAATTTTCAATTATTTTTTCTTGAATATTAGTTGTAGGCAACATGCGTCTAGGATTAGCACCACCTTTAGAAGCACGTTGAGCATTTATTTCATCAGAGCTTTCTTTAGATAAACCAGAAATAGGAGGCTTAGGCTCAGTATTAACTTCTTTTTGCTTTGGAGCTTCAACTACGACAGGTTCACTAGATTTAAAACCAGACAATAAACTATCAATATCTAAAGCACTGGATTTTGCTTTAGAAGCAGACTTTCCTTCAAAACCAGATATAACATCATCAATGTTAAATTCAGCCATTTAGCTTATTCCTCATATATTTTAGCTTCTTTGGCTAATTTTAAAGTTTCAAAGAAACGAGTAGCTTTTTTCTTTGCAGTCATATCGCCTTTTTCATAATCAGTCTGCATTTTCTTAACTAAGTTGTTTCGTTCTTTTTCATCCATCAAATCTAAAGTTAAAGCTTTTTCATCTACTGATTGTGGAAAATTTCCCTCATGCTTAATATAGTTTTGATAATCAGAACCTTTAAAAGCATTTGGCTTTAAAATTTGCACTCTATCTAATGCAATAGCATCCCTAGTTAAATTCTGTAAAGCAGGAAGAATTTGCTTCTTTGGATTAGGTGAACCAGCTTCAGCCAATATTTGAGAAGCATCTGATCTAGCAGCTATGGGACTGTTACCCACATATTGAGCAAGCTTCTTTTCCAACTCTTGTCTCAATACGGTAGGATCACTATCTTCTTTAATATTGACTAAACCCCATGCTTTTGCAGCAGCCACCAAATCATTAAATTGTGCAGTACCGGGACCAGTAGATAATCCCGGCATTAACCGTAAAGCTTGAATAGCAGGCTTAATTGCTTGAGCCTTACCAGAAGCTGTCAATTGAGCTTTGGTGTATGCTTCCTTACCTTCAGCAAACAATGGGCTAGGACCGGCTTTAAGCGGCTCTAGGCGATTTGACAGAGTAGTGGGCGTCTCAGCCGTCCTATCGACGGTAGGGCCTGTAGGACCGCTAGCAGGACGTTCTACAGGCAACGCTGGCCTAGCGCGAGGGACAGGCACAACGCCGCTTGGTCCTTCTGGCTGCTCAAATACTTGCTCATTTTGTGGATTATAACCAGCAGTACCGGGAGCAATTTGCACAGGCATTCTAGTAGCTGGAATAAATCCACCACCTTGAGCAACAGGACGTTCTACACCAGAATAAATATTTTTATTATCCTGCATATCTTTATTTCTACCAATATGATATGCAATTTGCTCTTGTGCAGTAGCAGCACTAGTCATAAATTCATTAAAGAATGATTTACCATCAGGAGCAGCAGCAGCTTTCTCTGCAAAAATTTTTAATTGTTGTGGAGGCACTAAGCCCATTTTAACAGCTTGCTCAGCAGCTTTAATGTACTGTTCTTTTGATGCATCAGGACCAAGAGCACCCATTGCTCTAGTCATGTATGACAAGCCTTGATTAGCTTGATCAAGCTTAGCCTGATCAATTTGCAATTTCTGCTGCTGCAATGAGCCAACCTTACCAGCAATATCTAATGGTGAAGTTGGCAAAGGTTGATTATATGATGAAGTATCAGGCTCTAATCCAGCCATAATTTTAAATCCTTAAGCAGTAAATGCAGCAGGGCCATTAGGACCACCGGGAAGGATATTGCCTCCACCAGAATTACCATACAATCCATTGTACATAGCGTATCCGCCTAAATTGCTAGCTAAATTAGAAATAGCTGATCCTGTTTTATTATAAGCAGCAGCTTCGGCATTTGCTCCACCAACCAATGCTGTTCCAGTATTGTATGCTGCTTTTTCTCCTAATGCACCAGTGCCAGTTGCAGCACCAGCGCCAGTATCAATTAAAGCTTTTAATCTATTATAAGTATTGCTTCTATTTATATTTTCCATATCAAATGCAGTTTTATAAGTATCGGTAGCAAGTCCTTTGGCAAATGAAGCTGCACCTTTTAAAGCTGCACCTGCTTTACCAAGTCCTCTAGCTGCTGCTGCATTTGTTACAGCTTTTTGACCTTGAGTAGAAGCAAACTTATAGTAATCACTATTCTCAAGCATATCAGGATCAATAGAAATAGGCTCAGTTAAATCGGTCAACTTAGCTTTAAGTCTAGTTGATGCATCTTCGCCCATAGCTCTATATGGAGCTAGATCACTTCTAGTTTGTTGATACTGTTGCTGCTGAATAGCTGCTGCTTGCTGCGCTGCTTTAGATTGAGTATCAGCGGCTTTATTAGCTCCAAAAATTGTTGCCCCTGCTCCAATAATTCCAGAACCTATAACAGCAGCAGCAACCCAAGCATTACATAAGCAAGGGTCTTGAAATTCAAATGATTTAATTTTATCGCTATGTATCATAATTTAAATTCCAATTGATTAGCGTTGCAAAACTCTAACCATTCTTGTTCGCTTTTAGCGATAAAAGTTTTTTCAATAATATTTAAATCGTTTTCATCAGTACCGTGAATAGTAGTCCAAATGCAATCTGTAATAGCTCTAGCTATTCTCTTTGTACCAGCAGGAGAAACAATCGTAAATGGTGCTTCTACTTCCTGCATTCCTTTTTCTGTTAAAACTTCAATTTTACCTTGAGATAAAATATTTAAATTTTCAAACTTATGTATTTCACCTGTAAGAATTACACCAGCAGGAATATGCAACTCTCTAGCATAAACACCTTTAGAAAAATAATGTTTAACTTTTAATTCTACTTGAGGAGCTTGACGCATCAAGCGTTCAATATCAAATACAGCTTGTCTACTTCCCACAATCAATTCCATCTAACCTGCTCCTAAGAATTGCACTGTAGCCCCACCTGTCCAAGAAACAGTATCACCTATTGCAACTGGAATAATTCTTTCACCATTCAAATTAATGCTAACCGTGCCTCTAGTTAAAGTGACGGTAACAGCGCCAGTCAAAATAACAACTCCATTGGCATTAGCTGTTAAAGGATTAGTTGCACTATAATCAACTACAGCAGGAGCTTGACGGCTGAATTGAGAAAACCAAGTATTCCAAGGTGGAATTAATTTTCCTAACTTATCCACCAAAGGAGAATTTAAATTTGGTACAGGAAGCGTCAATGTTTAGCAGCCTTAAGTTCAATAAATCCACCATTTAAAGATTGTTTAGCATTAGCGGAACAACTTAATTTAAACACTCTATCTCTTGCTTGCCCTAATCTGCTCCACTTTGGCACCACAGTATAGCCACCAGTCATACCTATAGATTGTAAAACTGGATTACCATAACTAACACCTTTATTATCAGACCAACTTAAACTAATCTGAGGATCATCAGTTTGATCCTCTATAGTTCCCGGTTGCAAATCAGCTTGAAAACTTAAATATGTTACTTTGTTATTATTATTGACTATATGCGGAAAAGTTCTAACCCAAACTAAAGGCTGCCCATCATCAGTATAAGTATTAATATCTAATTTTAAAAGTCTACCATTTTCCCAATCACCAACTAAATTAACACCATTAATAAACATACAACAATTTGCTCTTGGTCTTAAGAAATTGCCATTATCATCTACCCAATTCCATTCAGCCCATTGTTTAGATTTAAAATCATAAACCCAACCTTTACTAGCAGTTGGAAATACTAAAGCATAATAAGCGTGATCTTCAATTTGAAAACAAAAGCCTATTGCATCTTCTAGTGTTGAATATTTCTTTATTTCAGATACAACTCTAGGAGTTGAGATTTCTTCTATGTCATATCCTTGACCTTGAACAATTAAACCATTTCCTTGCTGATCTTGCATAATAAAGCAAACTAAAACATCTATTGTAGCTATTGAATATTGAGCAGCACATCCATGATTAATATATGCGCCTTGCTGTCTTTGAAAATAAAAATCCGCTGCTCCTGTCCCTATCCAAACTTCAGTAGTTAAATCACCTATTAGCCAAAGCTCACCATGAACAGTAACAATACCCACAATAGGATCATTGAAACCAGATTTAGCAGCAATATCTAATGGATCAAAACCACCAGTTGTAGTAAGCAATGTATAATCTGCATTCGATACTGAAATATAGAATAAGTTAGTATCTGGATAATTGAAAATAAAAAATGTATCAAGTTGGGCTACATAATCAGCACCATAAAAATTAGGATCAGTTATGATACCAAGAGCATTAGTTTGCAAATCAATAACATAGCCATTAACTCCATCAACCATTACGCAAACAATGCCATTGTCAGCAAAGATTATTTGGCTAGTTCTATCGGCAATAGCTCCAATAAAAATTAATATTCCACTGGAATTTAAAAAATAAACATTAGGACCAACCACATAATATCCTGTTCCGATACTTGTCCTATATGATCCTCTGGCATTTCTTTCAAAATTTGGATCACTGTACAGAACACTACCGGGCATTGGATAGTAAGTTACTTTAGCTGGTGCTTGAGGGTCTTTATCGTTTATCTCAGCATACAGATTTACACATTCTTGCCCTGAAGCAATAACGCTTTTGCCATCATAAGGAGTGCTTATTAATTCAACTCTCATTGAGCATCAGCATTATAAATATAGAATGAGTTGCCTCTATTTCCAAACCTCAAGCTAGAAGGCATTTGAAGTTTAGAAATTTGAGTATTAGAAACTTTAATTGTATTTAATCCAGCCTTAGCTAATTTAAAATGCACTGGATTTGCGTCATACTGATAGTGAGCAGCTAACCTAATAACTAAATTATAATGAATTGCTTCTTCATATTCTTCAGGCATATTAAATTCAGCGTCTAAATCAGCAGTAACATTAGTTACTGTCCAAAGAAAACCACTACCAGTACCGCCAATATCAGCGGCAGCAACAGATAAAATATCGCCAATTTTGTAGCCATCGCCGGGATTTTGAATTTCAACTACTGTAACAACTCCACCAGCTACAGTAATATTTGCTGTACCACTGTTACCTAAGCTGCTAACATTAGTAAAAGTAACAGCTACATAAGCTCCATTAGTATAGGCAGAGCCAGCATTAGTAATTTCACCTTCATCTAATTGCATTACAAAATTGATTGGTCCTTTCATCAGAAGATGAATTTCATAATCTGAAGATGGAATAGGCCAAATATAAACATTTCCATAAGGAAAAGCAGCATCATAAAAATAGCAAACTGGCCAAGAATTTAATTCTTTCATAGCAATTTTAGCATAGTCCTCATAGCTCCATATAGGAGATAGAGAATAGCTAACATTATTGTTGTTGCCAGTTACTTGCTTAAAATAAGCAGCTTGAATTTTGTCAGGACGTTTAGTATTGTAATATTGACCAGGACCAATTAGATTAGATTTTACACCATTTCCTAATGCTGAAATATCAATTAAATTAGGAACAAGCCATCTGCGCTTCTGCCATTGAGACAGCATTCTACTTAGGATTGTAAATCCATCAGTAATATCTTCAGGAAGTGGCGTTTGGCCTACACCAGTAACACCAGCTTCCCTTAGACATAAAGTTATAAAGTCTCTAGCTGTTGTCATTTAGCTGTAGGCCAAGGATTGCTTGTAGAAGGAGTAACTTCTGGCTGCTTAGGTTGTTCTTGCTTAGCTCTTTCCACTGCTTCTTCTTCAGCATTATTCACAATTACATTTCCAACATACATTGGATATTTAGTATGCCCATATTCATTTAAAATATTAGGATCAGTCCCATAGCCGGGATGGGGATTAGAAACATCATACTTGCTAAAGATATGATTCTTTCCATCTAAAACCATATCCTTGAAAGGAAGCTTTAAATCAGGAGTAGTTGGAAATTCAGTCAAAGCCATTTTTGATTTTCCTTATTGACAATCACACTAAAACTGCTATAGTTGATTTTGTTACAGCAAATGGAGGAATGATGAATTACAATATTCAAACTATCCGAAATGCTGGCCTAGAGGCTAAATGGACTAGAACTAGAAATGGCGCGCCTATCATAGCCGGTAGACTTGATAAAGGCTCTTGGTACGTCATTGATAATTCAATGTGGGAAAGTGCCAAGAAAATCGGTATCCTAGAAGCATTTAAAAATCACACTGCTCTAGGTGAATTTTTCTCAATCCAAGCTTAATCAAAAAAAGGGGCTGGCTCAACACCAGCCCCTTTAATCATTTAAATCTTATCAGCAATAACACAAAGCCATTCAGGACGGATATATTTAAATCCGAACAGAACGTCTAAGCGAGTAGCTAACTGATCTGTCATAGGCAGATAATCAGTTAACATACGCATAGAAACGCCATCATAGCTAGTACGGGCTGCTTCTTCAACTGCCTTCTTTGGCATAACCAAGTCAGCAGAAGCCATCGTAACAGCCTTTTGAGTGTAGGCTAAAGACTTACGATAGACAGAGCTAGCAGGAGTAACGAGTGTCATTGCCGCACCATTGATAGGCGAAGCATCTACAGTCTGATACTGCTGCTCTGGACCACCAGCAACAAACGTAGTAGAAGGAATTAAACCGGGGTAAATCGGAATAGTAGTAGCACCATTAGCAACATCAGCAGTAATAACAAACTGACGTAAAGTGCCTAAGCTTTCCTTAGTAACACGGTTCACTGCGTTAACACCAGCAAAAGTAACAATGTCGCCCTGCTTGAGAGTGCCAGTGATAGCATTAACAGTAATGTTGCCACCACCAGTACCAGTAGTTTGATTGCCGCCATTAACAGTACCACCAGCAGAGAAAGTGCCAGTAGTATGTTTAATAACAGTCTGATCGCGGAAGAAGCGATCATATCCTAATCCAGACTTCATCATGCCGCTACGGAATTGAGCAGAAACTTCCGAAACCGGATTAAGCAAGCCAGACAAAGAGCTAACTGTACGAGCATCAGTAGTAGGATCATTAACGCAGCGACGATCAAGCATAGATGCGCCTTGATCATCAAGCACCGCATTAGCGCCAGTAAATTGATCCATAGTAGGAGAAATGATGTTGCCAGCACCATCAGTATTAGCAACTAAGTTACAAACTCCACCTTCTGCACCGCGCATAATGGTAGAAGCAACCTTACCGCAAAGCGCATTAACCATAGGAGCAACTACAAGCTCTGAATAGCGGTCAATGCTCATAGTGCGCTCAGCAGTAGTATAAGGAGTAGCAACATTCTTCTGACTGGAAACAGTCAGAGTAGTATACTGTTGAGTATTGTCCTGTAACTGCATGGCAGGACCATCAGTCACAATAAAGTCAGAAGGCAGACGAATGCGGAGAGTGTCGCCAATCTTCGCACCATCACGCGCAAACTGATCATCATATTGAGTATCCATGTTCATAATGAACAGGTTACTATTCTTAAATAACATTACCGCTTCAGCAGTAATCATATCAATAGTGAGATAAGTATTTGACATAGCAAAAAAGTCCTTTAAATGGATTATAGATTGTATGTTTAATTGCTGTTGCTTGAGGCAGCATATTTAACAAGCAATCATAGCCATTGACCGGACTAAGGCGGGGCAACTCAAACATGGTTTATCTAGCGAACCAAGAAACGCTCTATGCAGACAGACTTATTTAAAAATTTACGTTTTGTAAAGAGGCTAGTGTGGGGAATTTTGCATTCCCACACAAGATTTAAACTTTGTCGGGAGAACTGATCAATCTTGACCATTCACCAATAGTCAATGTGATGGATTGACTCCCTATCATTATAGTTATAGTTCCATCAAGAATGTTTTTGATTATTTTCATCAGAAACCTCTTAGCTTACGTTTCTCCATCATCTGAGCTTGACGCTTAGCCACATAGCTTTCCATATTCTTAGTATCAGCTTCAGTTATGACTGCTGAATTGCTACTGCGATTTGTTTTTACAGGCTCAGGAGGATCAGGAACACGAGATATTTGCTTCTTAGGTTTCTTCTTAGCAGCAGACAACGTATTAGAAATTTCAACAATCTCCTTAGTCATCTTAGCTGGATTTTTCTTTAAATTCCAAATCTTTTCAGCTAATTCATCATCATTAGCAATGAAGGCTAGCACTTCACCACCATTATCTAAATCTTCCAATACTCCAATCATGAATGAAGGAATAGGGCCAATATCAGCAGCTATATCAGCAATCTTATCATCAAAATCTTTATCAATTTTACTAGCTTCCTTTTGAAGCTTTTCACAAGCTTCATTAAATTTAGTTTGAATTTCTTCAATTTGTTTATCTGCTAATTTCTTAGCAGCGATAGCTTCTGCTCTAGCTTCAACTTCTTCTTCAGTCAGCTTCTTATCAGGATCAGCTTCTAGCTGAGCCTTGAGCCTGTCACGTTCTGATTCAGCAGCTTTCCTAGCAGCAGTCGCTTCATCAATGCGACGCTGCATCCTGTCTTGTTTGCGTTGAGCCTTAGCAGCAATTTTTTCTTGCTTTTCACGCTCAGCTTTTTCTTCTTCTGTTTCTTTTTTATTATCTTCTACTTCTTCATCTTCATCTTCTTCATTTTCTTCCTCCTCCTCTCCCTCTCCATCTTCCTCATTTTCTTCTTCATTAGGAGGATCAGACTGTTGTTGATCATTATTTTCCTGTTGCTGATTTTGAACATTGCCTTTTGACAATTGCTCTCTAAGCTTAGCTTTAGCATCAGCACCATTATCATTTTCAGCATCACGCAAAGTGATAGCCAACAAAGAGCTACCATTCATTAAATGTTTAAGCATTTTTTAAGCCTTGTCTAAATTTAATTTCATTATCTATTGCAGATTTTAGTTTCAAATATTCAAGATTAGGAGGAGGAAGTTTGATATTCCTTTTCTTTAAATTTTCATGATTTCTAGCTTCCTCTCTTTTCTTTTCAGCGTCAACAAATGATTTTAAAAATTGCCCTAGTTCCCACAAACTGTAGGACGAAAGCGGTTGTCCCTGATAGAAGTATTCAGCCATTATTTGCAAATCTTCTCTAATGCGGCTTTTTGCTCTTTAGCGATACTCTTTGCTGCTTGCATTCGAGCCTTATCGTTTTCAATTTCTTTAGCACGCTGAAGTGTTCTCAAATCATCTTCAGCACGCCACTTTTTTTCATTAGCTTCATGCGCTTTTGTTTCGTTAGCCTCACCACCAACAATCTTGACAGGAATAGGCTTCTTTTTGTTTGCAGTTAACTTCTCAACAGGTAGAGATTTTTTAGCCATATCACACCTTCCTATTGTTATAATCAAAATCAATTTTAGGAGTATTAATGATTATAGGTTTAGGCTTTTCATCATCATGCTTATATAAAATTGTCTGCTCAAATTCTGGTAAATCACCAGCAGTCTTAGCCATCAAGTCTAAGCCGGGATCATTAGTTCTTTCAAGAATAGCTTGATATATTTGCTCTTTCATACTAACAGGAGTATTTTCTCTGCTCATTATTTCAATTAGAGCATG